TGTCAAAAGACATATCGTAGAAAATACTATGCCCGATATTTCTATTGAATCACAATTTGTTGATGTTTCAACAATCGAACCTGATTATTTAGCTAATCAACTAGTAATTAAAGAAAGTACCCAAAAATTTTCTAATCTTCCTGAAAATGTTAAAAAAGCTTTTAACTACTCAGCAAAAGAATTTGCTCAAGCAGACTTGACCCAAGAGGGTCAAGACAAGCTTATTTCGCTCGGTTTAGCAACAAAAAAAGTTGTTGAAGAAATTAAACAAAAACAACAAGAAAATACTAACAATCAATAACAACAAATGACAATTATATGAAATCACAAATTATAATCAAAATAGCTCAATTATTAATAGCATTTGTAACAGGCTTGGTAACAGAGTATCAAACTAATTTATTAGACTCGAACAAGCAAGAACCCCAATTTTTGCAAGCTAATACTAGTTCGAGTTTCGATCTAGATTTATATTTAAAAGATGTTGATAAACTCGATAAAAACCGACGTAGCGGAGCGAAGGAGGACAAACGGGACAGTTAATTCTTGATGTAACTGTCCCGACTGACACCTTTTTTAAAAAAAAGGTGGCAGTGAAAGCAGATTTGCGTTAGCAAAACCTGCGTAGAAAAAAAACAATTGACAATTAAAAATATTTATGAAAAGATTTAAAACTACCAAAAAAAAATCAAAAAAACTATTTACCAAAACCGCTAGAAAAGTCAATTATAAAAATCTGACTAACCCTAAGCGTGGTGGTATTCGCATGTAACAACAATTAATTATCCCCCCCCTATGCCATGTTATCATCCTCTTTCTGGTTGGCGTCAACGAAATTCTAACCAAATTACATTTAGTTTAAAGAACGCTTACATTGATAAGCCTATCCAAGTTCCTTGCGGTCAATGTGTAGGATGTAGGCTTGAACGCTCACGTCAATGGGCTATAAGATGTGTTCATGAAGCTTCTTTACATGAAAAAAATTGTTTTGTCACTTTAACATATGACGATGATAATTTACCCACTGATAAATCTTTACATCTTGAGCATTTTCAAAAATTTATGAAACGTCTAAGAAAAAAATTTGGTCAAAATATTAGATTTTACCATTGCGGAGAGTACGGAGAGAAGACCCAGAGACCTCATTATCATGTATTATTATTTAATTTAGATTTTTATGATAAAGAACTATGGAAAACAACCTTTAATAATGACAAACTTTATAATTCCGAACAGCTGTCTAAGCTCTGGAAATATGGCTATTCCGTAATCGGCGATGTTACCTTTCAATCTGCTGCTTATGTAGCCCGTTACATTATGAAAAAAGTTAACGGAAAAAATAAAGAACAACATTATGAGCGTATTAATGAAGAAACTGGCGAAGTTTACCAACTTAAGCCTGAATATACAACTATGAGTAGACGTCCTGGCATTGCTCACGATCATTTTATCAAGCATTACAAAGCAATTTACGCAAACGATCATGTTATTATGAATAACATAAAAATTAAGCCGCCCAAATATTATGACAATCAATTTGAGATCATTAATCCCAAGGGTTTAGAGCGTGTTAAAAAGAAAAGAATAAAAAACGCAAAAAAACACTTGACAAATAATTCTAACGAGCGTTTAATAGTTCGCGAACACTGCGTAAAACTTAAAATTAAAAAATTAATTAAAAAATTATGAAACATTTATTTTCTATTAAAGATGAGAAATCATCTTTAAATCATTATTTTATTGCTAATTCTAATGCAGACGCAATTAGATCATTTATTACTGCAGTTAATGATGAAAATTCTCAATATCATAAATTTAGTGAAGATTTTACATTGTACCATGTTGCTATTCTCGACGAGACTAGTTTACAAGGTTCTGTAATAGATATCCAGAAGCTCGGGGGGGCTTCTGAATATTTAAAGCAAAAAATTTAATAGAATAACACCACAAACAAACCCACTCTATGAAAAATAATCGCCCAATTTCTGCTCATAACTTTAGCGAAGTCCCTAAAGTTAACATTTCACGCTCAAAATTTCAAAGAAATTTTATTCACAAAACTACTTTCGACTCAGGATATTTAATTCCATTTTTTATCGACGAAGCATTACCTGGCGATACATTTCAATTAAACGCAACCGTTTTTGGTCGTTTAGCTACTCCGTTAACGCCTTTTATGGATAATGTTTACATAGACACATTCTTTTTTGCCGTTCCAAATCGTTTAGTTTGGAACAATTGGCAGAAGTTTATGGGTGAACAAACCGATCCTGGTGATTCTATAGATTATTTAGTTCCTACCTTAACTTCTCCTGCAGGTGGATATAGTAATTCAACTATTTATGATTATTTTGGTTTACCAACCCAAGTTGCTGGTCTTGAGCATTCTGTTTTACCTTTTCGTGCATATAATTTAATTTATAATGAATTTTTTAGGGATCAAAATTTAATTGATTCGCTAACTGTTAATAAGCTTGATTCTGGCGACGTTGTAGCTGATTTTACTTTACAAAAACGAGGAAAACGCCACGATTATTTTACTTCATGTTTACCTTTCCCGCAAAAAGGCGATGCCGTATCGTTGCCCCTTGGTATTTCTGCCCCTATTGAAGGGATTGGCGTTAATACTGGTTTATTTAAAGATACTGGCCCTATTAGTGTTTGGGAAAGTGATAAGACATCCACATCTTCATTTCCTTTCTATACTCAATTTAATTCTAGTTCTACTTCCGCTTTATCTTATATCCAGCGTGATTCTGCTGGAAAGCCTCTAGTTTTTGCTGATCTTTCATCAGCTACTGCCGCTACTATTAATGATCTTCGTGAAGCATTTCAAATTCAAAGGTTTTTAGAACGCTCTGCCCGTGGCGGTACTCGTTACACAGAAATAATACAGTCTCATTTTAATGTAATAAGTCCAGACTCTAGATTACAAAGACCTGAATTTCTCGGTGGTGGACAATCTAGACTCAATATTAATCCTATTGCTCAAACTTCGGCATCACAAACTGGCGAGACTCCTCAAGCTAATTTAGCAGCAACTGCAATGTTTGCTGGAACTAATCATGGTTTTATTAAGTCATTTACTGAACACACTATCGTTATCGGTTTAGTAAATGTACGAGCCGATCTTACTTATCAGAAAGGGCTTGATAGAATGTGGAGCAGAAAGGAAAGATTTGACTATTATTGGCCGGTATTCGCTAACCTTGGAGAACAAGCTGTCCTTAACAAAGAGATTTACGCACAAGGTACAAGTGCTGATGACGATGTATTTGGTTATCAAGAACGCTTTGCAGAATATAGATACAAAAATTCATTAATAACCGCTAAATATAGGTCAAACGACCCACAATCGCTTGATGTTTGGCATTTGTCACAAGATTTTGCCAGTTTACCTACCTTAAATAAAACATTTATTGAGGAAAATGTGCCTTTAGCTCGTGTTATAGCCGTCGAAAACGAGCCACAAATTTTATTTGATTCTTATTTTAACTTTACAGCAACACGCCCTATGCCGCTTTATTCAGTGCCTGGCATGATCGATCATTTTTAATGTATTATGGGACCTTTAGCAATCGGAGCAATCGGAGGAGGAATAGCAGCACTTGGAACAATTGGAGGATCAATTATCCAATCTAATTCTGCTGAGTCTATCAATCGCCAACAAATCGCTTTATCAAGAGATCAACAAGCCTTTCAAGAACGCATGAGCAATTCTGCACATCAACGAGAAGTTGCAGACTTAAGGGCTGCGGGTTTAAATCCAATTTTATCTGCGAATGGCGGAGCTTCTACACCATCGGGTGCAACAAGTCCTAGTTTACAAAATCCATTTCAAAATTTCGGATCAAGTTTTGGATCATCTCTTCAACAAGGTTTTACTTCTGGCGTAGATGCTTATAAGAAAGCTCAGGAAGTCAAACAAATTGACGAAACAACTAAAAATTTAGTCGAAAATAATAAATTAATCAAAGAGCAAGCACTTACCCAAAAGACTCAACAGATCGCTAATTTAGCCTCTGCTAAACAAGCTAAATCTACCGCTGCCCTTACAGACAGCAATAAATTTATCGTAGATACAACAAAAGCTGCTGCAAAAAATCAGGAGGACGTTGAAAAGACTTTGGGCAAGCCTAAAAGATTTATTCAAACAATTTTTGATTTGTTTCGACCTGCGAGTAGCACGGCTAGAGATTTATCTAATTTACACGATCGCCACCGCTACGGCGTTATTAACCGTTAACTATTAACCACTATTATTAACTTCTTATATAAACTATTTATGACTATTAAAAGAAAACGAGTACAACTATCTTTCAATGATTCTCATTTAACACATCAAGAATTTAAAGAACCTTCTTTAATCCGCAATATTGTTAAACGACATGTTGTAGAGAATATTATGCCAGATATATCTCCTGAATCACAATTTGTAGATGTTTCTCAAATAGAGCCTGATTATCTCGCAAATCAACTTATAATTAAAGAATCTCGTGATAAATTTTCTAATCTTCCTGAAAATGTTAAAAAAGCTTTTAATTATAACGCAAAAGAATTTGCTCAAGCAGATTTGACCCAAGAGGGTCAAGATAAGCTTATTTCGCTTGGTCTCGCAACAAAAAAAGTTGTTGAAGAAATTAAACAAAAACAAATAGAAAACAATAATAATCAACAACAACAAATTAATTCTAATACTAATTAATATGAAATCACAAATCCTACTGAAAATTGCCCAATTATTAATTGCATTTGTAACTGGGTTAGTCACAGAATATCAAACGCAAATTTTAGATTCGAACAATCAAGAACCTCATTTTTTGCAAGCAAATACTACTTCGAGCTTCGATTTAGAATTATATTTAAAAGATGTTGATAAACTCGATCAAAACCGAGTGAGCGGAGCGAAGGAGGGCAATCGGGACAGTTAATTCTTGATGTAACTGTCCCGACTGACACCTTTTTTTTAAAAAGGTGGCAGTGAAAGCAGATTTGCGTTAGCAAAATCTGCGTAGAAAAAAAACAATTGACAATTAAAATATTTATGAAAAGATTTAAAACTA